AATAAAGAGGGCGAAGATTTAGATTCTGAAATTGCTAAAGAGATAGATTTATGTACTACTGTTATTAATGAGTTGAAAGGGGGTAAGTAATATGAAGAAACTTATTTGGAAGAGATATGCAAATGAACAAATTGATGTTTGTTATGAATGTATTTTGTCTGAATTACCTGAACAAGTAATGCACATACAGAAAGAAGGTAGTTTATGGTGTTTTATTTTTAACGGTAGATTAGTTGAGACAGGTTCTTTTGTTAATATGAAGAAAATCGCAAACGATTTTGCGGGAAGGGGTAAGTAATGGATAAAGTAGTGCCTCATGATTTTAAATATCATGCTGAAATAATGTATGAAACAATTGACGGGTTTAATTTTTGCCATGCTAGTGGTGATTCAGTAGATGAATTATTGTGGGATTTAGATGACAGATTAAGTTACTATAAACACAGGGATCCTAAGATTGTTACTGCATTAAAGAATCCTAATTTTAAAAAAGAAAACATAACTAAAGAAATAATTGAAATATATTATTCAAGGGGGGGTAAATAATGAGAACTTTTGACAGGTATAAGCAAAACCTAAAAGCAGATTATAATTATATATACAGCTATAATACAAAGGTTGCAGAAATAAACCATGAAGAAAAAACAATTAAGCCTCTTGGATGGTGGTCTGTTACTACATCAAAACATATTAATTATGTTGGTAATCAATTTAAATATTTAGTTGAGGGGGTTTAAAATGCCAATACCATTTTTAAAAAAACATAGTGAGGAACAATACATTGATCTTGAAAAGAATTATTTAAACCTGTATAATTTTTTACAATCGCTTTTAACTATTACAGAGGGCGAAGATTTAGATTCTGATACGCAAAAAATTACTCACTTTAATGCTCTTTGCATGAGAATTAATCAAGGCATCGAAGAGTATGCAAACTTTACTGACAGGGTTAAGGCTCTCATGTTTAAAAGGTACTCCGCAACTACATCCTCAAAGCCTGACCCTGTTGGTGATATTAAAATAATCTGTAATAAAAAAGAGTATGAACTTATTCTAGAAGCGATTGAACATATAGCTCATAGCTTCCCTGATCTGAAAGTTGCAGATGAGTTTCATGACTTAGCTAGGGATTTAAAAAATTTAAAACAAAGGAGATAACATGGAACAATTCTGTTTAAAATGTGGTTTGTGGAGAAGTGAAACAAGTGATAAGTGTAAAAAAGAACATTTAAATAAAAAAAAGAAAGTCAAGAATGAGTTATTATAATACTACAAATGAAAAGGGCATTAAATTAAAAGAATCTCATAGAAAAGCTAAGACACAAGAGGAAGTTATCTATTCATTTTTTTTGATGCACGGCAAACCATTAAGCCCTTCACAGGTGTTAAAAAAACTAAATTTGGAATGTCCAATCACATCGATTAGAAGGGCATTAACCAACCTTACAAATGAAGGTAAAATAATTAAAACAGGGGTAAAGACTGTAGGTCTATATAATAAAAAAGAACACTTATGGCGACTAAGAACTGCACAGGATGACATTGACCCTGATCAATATAAATTATTTTAAAAAGGCAATAAAATGAAAAAAATAAAAACAAGTTTTGAAAGCAAAGATTATAAATATTTAAAAAATGAAGTATTTCTGTATCTTGATGAACTAAGGCAATCTGGTAAAACAAATATGTATGGGGCTGTTAATTATATAGAAAAAGATTTTGAGGTTGATAAAAACATAGCAATAAGGTTTTTGTCTGAGTGGATGGAAAACTATAATTTAAAAGATAAGGAGCAATTATGAGGTATTATTGGGAAGTCTTATTTAGCACCGAGTACTTTCCATATTGGGAATTTACAATGCTAATGATGTTGTCACTACAATTAAGTCACCTTTGGCGATTGCATCGAATTGAGGATAAGATAGAAAGGGATAATGAATTATTACATCACATAATTGATCAGGTGGAAAAATGATAGTACTGAACATAGCAGAGTGGATAGCTAATGTGTTTATACTGGGCATAGCGGCTTTAATTTGGTCAGTTGTTATCTTTTTAGTGATGATGTTTATTTCAATTACAAACAAACTAATAAAGGAGTTTTTAAATGATTGATTTTTTAGAAAAGGTACTAGAGTTTTTAGATAAAACATTACCTGTTATAATTCTACCATTAGCAATTATAATGATAATTAGAATTATATATCAAATAATAACACATTAAGGAGTTGTAAATGAATAATCCAAAGTTAGAAATACCTGTCGATAGTGAGGCTAAATCTATAAAGTTACTATATGACAGTTGTAAATCTGGAATCAATGAGAATGGTAAAGAATGGAATTTATATGGGGTTGAACATGAGGGGGTCCAAAAAAGCTATTTTGCAACCAAAAAATCACATGAAATGTTGCAACACTTTGAGAAAGGTGATTTTGTTAATATTAAACACAAGAGATTGTCTAATGGTAATACAATGCATGAAGTAAGCCCAGCAAACAAGTTAATAAATAAAAAAAATAATAATACAGATGATGCTATTAAGTGGGGTATGGCTTTTAATAATGCTACTAGATTAGTTAGTAGTGTTCCATTGCATTCTGATGAAACGATTGAAGATAGGGTTGAATTAATTAAAAATATAACTCCTAAAATGTTTAAAATTGCTTGTAGTCAGCCTAAGTTAGAGTCTGATGATAAAAATGACACACCGTTCTGATGAAATTAAAAACTTTAGGATTAATTAGGCTTTATGAATCGTTGATTGCAAAAAGTAAAATTAAAATAGGTGGTAGTGCTTACAATAGGTTTGTGTTTTTGAAAAAAAAGTACCAAAAACAAAGAATTTATTATGACAAAAGCTCAAAGATCTAATTTAAATAAACTAGTTAGACAATTTATAATTCTTAGAGATAAATGTTGCTTGAGGTGTGGTAAAACTAAAAACCTCCATGCTTCACACATTTATCCAAGGGGTAAATATCCTAAAATGGCTTATGATGTCAATAATGTGAAGGCTTTGTGTTTAGGTTGTCATCTCTATTGGTGGCATAAACACCCTATAGAAGCCAAAGAATGGGCAGAAAAGACATTAGGCAAGGTAAGGCTTGATAAACTAAAAAAACAGGCTAATACAATAAATAAAACACCTTGGGATTTTAAAAAAATAGAAAGTGAATTAAAAAATAAAATAGGAGATTTTAATGGCTAAAAGATTTATTGACACTAAAATTTGGGATAAGGCTTGGTTTAGAAAACTTAGTCCAGAAAGCAAACTTGTTTGGATATATTTATTAACTAGGTGTGACCACGCTGGAATATGGGATGCTGATTGGGAAGCCGCTGAATTTTTTATAGGTAACAAGGTAAATTATAGACGTTTACCAGCAATGATTACAGATAAAATGCAGGAAATAGATGGTGGTAATCAATATTTTATACCCTCATTTGTAGAATTTCAATATGGTGAGTTAAGGGAAAATTCAAAACCTCATTTGAGTGTTATTAAAAGGCTTAATGAAAAGGGTTTGCATAAGGGTTTAAAAACCCCTAAAGATAAAGATAAAGCTAAAGATAAGGTAAAAAATAAAAAAAAAGATAAAAAAAAGAGCATGTTGAGTTTTCAACTTAAGCCTAAAAAATATAGAGAGCAGGTTTTTAGAAAAGAAACATTAGAAATAGGAAAAGATATAAAAAATATTACTGAAAATCAGATTGACAACTTTATTATGTATTGGACAGAATCAAATGCAAACGGCAAAAAGATGAAATATGAAATGCAAAGAACTTTTGACATTGGAAGAAGGTTAATAAAATGGCGAAACAATGATTTAGAATGGGACAAGGCAAAGCCTAAAAAAAATGGAGTTGATACTTTCACTAATCAATTTAAGCAATATAAAACAGGTCTTTATAGGGCTTATTGTAGTAAATGTGGAGGTCGTCAAATGCCAAACACCCAATGGCAATTAAAAGAAGGCTCTAGTTGTTGTTCTGTTGAATATAGCCCAACACCCATTTTAAAAAATAATAATGCCTAAAGAGGATGAACATATAATTGATTATATACTTAGAGTTACCAATGATTCTGCAACTAAATCTTTTAAGTCAAATAAAAAAAGATCTTTTACTTTTGAAAAAAAGAAAATTAAAATAGATAATAGTATATTTTTTTGTGAGAAATGCAAACATACATGGAGCATTGTCCCCGGTTGGGTAGATCGGGCAAAATGGAGAAAATACCCAGAGGGTAACATACCAACCTTTAAAAAGAAAAGAAAAGATTGCTTACGTTGTCAATAACCAAAAAATATACTGTTGAATCAATTAATAAGCATGAAACATATGATTGGTTATTAAATAAACATTATTTAAAAAGAATCCCCTCAATTTCATATTGCTTCGGATTATATTCAGATTTTTTAAATGGTATTATTACTTTTGGCAGTTCTGCAAATTATCATTTTAATGATGGTGCTTGTATATTTGATAATTATAAAGTTTATACAGTTGAATTAAATAGATTATGTGTAGATGATGGACTTAAAAAGAATGTGTTATCATATTTTGTTAGTCAATCATTAAAAAGGTTACCAAAACCTTGTTGTATATTTAGTTATGCTGATCCTAATCAAAATCATCATGGTTATATTTATCAGGCTACTAATTGGCTATATACAGGAAGAAGCACAGGAAAGACAAGATACACATTTGAAGATGGCAGTACATTTGATTTAAATAGATTTGATGATAATAAAGGCAAAATAGTTAAAAAAGAAAAAATGCTCCCTACACATAGATATTTATACTTTAATGGTTCAAAAAAACAAAAAAAGCAAATGAATAAAAATTTAAAAATGAATATTTATCCATATCCAAAAGGTAATAATCAAAGATATAATGCTAGTTACAAACCACAAACACAAACCAAGCTATTTTAAACCCTATATAAACCCTTAGAAAACCCTTTGATATTAGAGTATTTTGTTATACGTTTAGTTGTGAATAAAACAATAAAAAAGGAGTTAAACATGAGAACATACTTAAACAATTACAATTCTACACATTATACTGCAATATCTGGTAAGAAGTTCTTTAAAATCAATGAAGGTGACATGGTTCAGATCAGAGATATACATAAACTAGGTTCAGATGATTTTGTTAAAGTTATCTATGCAGATAGAAGAAGTGTTTCAGTTGCTGTAGATGATACTTTTGATGTTAGAACTTATGAACTTGACAGGGTTTACCAAGTTGTGAGAGAAGGTAAAACAAGTACAATAAGAGCAACATTTCCTAGTAATTGGGTTGATAATGATCTTATCCCATACAAAATAACAGGCAACATTGTTAGGGTTTTTGATTTAAAATTAAGAATTATATGGACTGAATTTGAGGATGGTAAATACTTTGAGGCTTATAGTTCAAATGATGGTAAAAACTATAGTGAATATGCTATGGTTAAGGGGTTTGTAAGTTCTAATGGGTGGACTGAGGCTATGGATGAAGGCAGATATACTACAAGAGATTCTAATTTCTGGGCAGATGCAATGGTCAAAGTGATTGCAAATATTTACTAACAGATAACTAAAGGAAACCAATCAGCCCCTTAAATGGGGCTTTTTGGGTATAAGGAATAAAAATAAAAAAAGGAGATTAAAAGATATGGTTTCATACACACATAATACTAAAAGCATAGAATTTGTTTATTACTATGATGTTTTTATAAAGCTATGGACAGTAATTAAATATGATAAAAATGATAATCATTTAGGGACTGAGTATTACAATAATAAAGAGAATCTAAAACTAGATAATCCAAATTTTAAATTTAATAAAGGAGATTGAAAGCAATGAATGAATTAAAAGCTATAAATGCATTAAATAATTATTTCAATGGTATAGATAATATGCAAAAGACAAGAGATCCAAACAGTCATTTAATTAGTGAGGCTAAAACAGTAATAATAGACCATGATAACAATTATTATTGCTATCCTGCTAAACTTAAAGAGGATGATCTTAAAAAGTTTGTATTTGAAATAGCAGAAAATGATTATACAATTTTTTCAGATTTAGAAATTACATCAAATGATAAAAAGTTTTATCAATATGAATATATAAGAGGAATAAAAACCAAATAAGGAGTTAAAAATATGAAAATACAATCAACATTAAAAGATGGGGAATTATTAGAAGCAAAACATTCTTTAGATTTTGACCAAACTGTTATTTCTAAAAGAATTGGTGATAGGGTGTTTGTTACTTGTTATAGTACATATAGTGAAGAGGTTTTTAGTGCAAGGTTTATTTCTTATAAAGAATGGACTGAAGAACAAATTCATTATTACAATTACTGCAGAGATTCACAAAGGCATTTAGGAGATGGTACAATTATTACTACTGAATTAATATAAATACTAACCACTAAACCATTAAAAAAGCCTCAGTTAATTCTGGGGCTTTTGTGTATTTTATATTATATATCTTTTAAAGTAAATTATACTAACTAAATTATAGGAGTTTACTATGCCAATGGGTAAAGGGACATACGGATCAAAAAAAGGTCGCCCTAAGAAAAAAAAGAAAATGACAAAAAAGAAAATTGTTAAAAGAAAATAAAGAAGGTGTTGTATTAACAACTGAATTAGTTGGTATTAAAAACTTAAAGACAACAGGTAATTATCGTTTAGAATTTGATGTGTATGAAATAGATACAAGTAAAGTAAAAGAATTAATTGATAAGCTCAATAAGGCTTATGTAATGGCATTGGTAGAGTATGAGTGACAAACAGAAGGACATCAGAAGGGTTAATGGGCAATTTAAGAAAGGACATAAGCCAGATACAATGTGGAAAAAGGGACAGTCTGGTAATCCCAATGGTAGAAGGAATGCCTATACTGACCTAATAAAAGATTTTAGCTTTACTAAGGTTAATGACAAAGAGAGAAGGGAAGTAGTTGTGTCTAAGTTATTCCAGTTAGCAGAAAGGGGTGATCTTAGGGCAATACAGTTTATTGTTGAAAGGTTAGAGGGTAAGGCACTTGACAGGCAAGAAAGGACAACCAAATCTGAACCAATACAGGTAATGGTAATAGATGATTAATTGGACACTAGATAAAACTAGAAAAGAAATTCTTGAAAATAAATCTAGGTTTAAAGTTTTAGTATGTGGGCGTAGGTGGGGTAAGACTGTATTAAGTTTAATGTACTTAATGAAAGATGCCTTTGAATCTAATGAAAGAAGATGGTTTATTACGCCTACATATAGGCAAGGCAAGATGATAGTTTTTCCTATATTAAGGCAAATGTTTGCAGGGTTTGACAATGCTAAATTAAATGAATCTGAAATGAGTGTGATGTTTGATAATGGTGCTGAGTTGTCCGTTAAAGGTGCTGACAATGAAAACAATCTTAGGGGTGTTGAACTTACAAAATGTGTTATGGATGAAATGGCATATATAAAGCCTCATGTGTGGGAAGAAATTATAATGCCCATGTTAGCAACCACACAAGGCAAATGTTTATTTATAGGGACACCTAATGGTTATGATGCTATGTACGATCTATACATAAAAGGGCAATCAGAACCAGAGTGGAAGTCGTGGCAGTTCACCACATTAGAGGGTGGCTTTGTACCAGAAGAAGAAATAAACCTAGCAAAAAGGACAATGGATGAAATTGTATTTAAGCAAGAATTTGAAGGCTCATTTGAAACTACTGGGAATAGAGCCGCCTACAATTTTGACAGATCAACACATTGCATTAAAGCTGATGAATTATCTAATAAACTTTGGTGGGGTGTCGATTTTAATGTTGATTATATGACAGCAACTCTTGCTTGTGAATATACTAATGGTGCTGTGCATTTTTTTAATGAAATAAGGTTAAAGAATAGTAATACAGAAGAACTTGCATTAGCCATGAAAAAGATTGCCCCCCATATTGAAGTATTTCCTGATCCTGCTGGTAAGGCTAGAAGCACCACATCAAGGCGTAGTGATCATCAGATATTAAAAGATCATGGGTTTTTCATTAAGGCTAATAAATCACATCCTAGCCACATAGATAGATTAAATGCTTTAAATAGGAAGCTCAAAGATGCAGAAGGTAAAGTAGGTATGACTATTGATCCTTCTTGTATATATTTAATAAAAGACTTGGAACAATGCCAAAGAGATAGAAGGGGTGGCTTAGACAAAAGCCAAATAGATCTTACCCATGCTCTGGATGCTTGTTCATATGGAATTAGTTATAAATTCCCAATCCGTAAAATGATTGGCACTAGTGTGAGTTGGTGATGTGTGATTCTTTAAAAAAAATAAAAAGATTTAGAATAAATAAGGAGCTAAAACGCTTTGGGAGAAAAGTGGAACAAGTAAAGAACAATAATAAAGAGGTTAAATATGTATAACTTTGGAAAATCTGTAAATAGAGTCGTTATTCCCGAAGTATCAGAAGCTATTGTATTAGAAAGCGTAAAAAACGCATATAAAAGTTATTTAGAATCAGACAATATGAATGTAATGGAGTCACTTGATTTCTATTACAATCAAAATATAGACACACATTTAGAACAATGGTTTGCTAGTGATTCATTAAGGCAAGTTCCTCCTTTCATAAGTAGTTGTGTCCCTCGTTTTGCGAAAGCTAGGATGATGTTGTACAAAGAACCTCCACAAAGGTTTATAGGTGGTGAAGTGAATGATGATTATAATAAATTAGCTTATAAATTAAATTCTAATACAAGAGAGTTTGCAGAGTTAGCTTGGTTGCTTGGTTGTTGTTGGTTTAAGTCTCGTTTCAATTATCGTAAAAATAGATTAGAATACGAAGTCCTACCATATGTCAAAGAATATTATTTTTATGGAGAGTCTGAGCCTTACGGCTACAGTTATGAGATAGAAGGCAATGCAACAGACAAAAGGTATGTATTCTGGTCTGAGGATAGAGATGAAATACAAGGTATGCACTTTGAATTTGATGAAAAGGGGAGAAGATATTCTATTGAATCTAATCCTGAAATGGTCAATCCTTACGGCATTAACCCTATATCAAAAGTTATGTTTAGCAAAAACTCATATGATGTAACAAGAGCGGGTTTACATATTGCAATAGCTATGACTGAAATAGCTTTGGGAACTAGATCTAAATTAGGTCAGCCTGTATTTACAGGAATAGATGAAGGACAAAGTAAACTTACTAGTGGGATCGATAAAGCATTAATACTACCGGAAGGCGCAACATTTAGTTACCAATCACCATCTGGAAGTTTAACAGATATGATCGAAACTGTAAAAGCTATGGCTAATCAAACAGCAGAGAATAATCAGCTTAGAATTAGATGGGGTGAGTCAGGTGGCAACACACCTAGTGGCGAGGCTCTTAGGATATTAGAAATAGAAAACCTAGAAGCAAGAAAAAGTGATGAATCAATATTTAGGGAATGGGAACATAGCAGATATGAAATAGATCAAAGAATATTAGAAATCCATAATGTCATTAATTTTTCTGAAGATTATGCAGTTGATTTTGGTGAAGTCTCCTACCCTATGTCACCACAAGAAGAACGAGCATGGCTTGATTGGAAGAGAGCAAATGGAATAATGTCACAAAAAGATTTACTATTATATTTCAATCCAGACATGACAGAACTAGATTTAAAAAACAAACTTGGTGAAATTCAAGAAGAACAAGCACCACTAGAGCAACAACCATCATTTGAAGGATTAAGAAGGCTTGGCACAATTACTTAATGATCATTTAAAAAAACTAGATAGGCTCGAAAATATTATTAAAAACAATGCTGATAATATTTTAAATGCAATTAACATAGATGATTTGCTAAAAGATCCAGAGGGATACCTACTTGCACTAGGTGATGCTTTTATAAAAGATCATTTAGATGAGATAGAACGGGCTAAGAAAGAAGGTCAAGAATATGCTAAGAGTGTTTTAAATGGCAGTTAAAATAATAAAAAAATTTGATCTTAGTAAAATTAATTTAGATTTAACTAAGGAATTAAATTTATTTGGTCAAATTGTTAGAAAAGATCACTTTCAAAGGTTGGAGAATGGAAAAAGTGTAGATGGTGGTAAAATGAAATCCCTAAAACCTTCAACAATTCTAAAAAAAGGATCTGCAAAAATACTAGTGGATACAGGTAAAATGAGGAATCTAGTAATAAATAAAGCATCTAAAAAAAATCAAGTTGTTGAAATACACCCGGGGAAGAAACTTATAAGAAATGGTGTAAGTAATCAACAAATAGGGTACTATCACCAAACTGGTGCAGGTAATTTACCATCAAGAGAATGGTTTGGAATTAGTAAAGAAGCTGAAAATAAAGGCGAAAAATTAATGGAGCATAGAATAGAACAAGAGTTAAATCGTGCCTGAACACAATTTACAAGATTTATCCATTATATTGGGTGCTAGTTTGGCAACAGCATCATCTAAAACTGTACTTGATTTAGAGAATCTAATTACACAAATGAAAGCAAGTGGAATGTCAAATGATGCTATTAGGACCTTTTTATTAAATGATTTAAAAGAAGGTGGCAGGATATTTGGACAATATAAAAATGCCATTAAAAATACAGTAGGTAATGCAGTTACTTTCAGTTCTAGGGTTGCACAGAAAGAGGTTTATGAATCAGCCAATGTAAAGAAATATAGATGGGTCTCATTAAGTAGATCTGAAAACAAACAACCATGCCCAGATTGTGCTGAAAGAGAGGGTGATGTTGGAACATGGGATTTTTTTACAACTATTGGTTTGCCCCAATCTGGGTTTTCGGTTTGTCAGTTTGCATGCAAGTGTGTACTTGAACCAATTATAGAATGATAGCGATTTTAAAAAACTTTAGTTTATTAGTAAATTTTAACAATAAAAGAGGTAGACAGAATGTCTGAAGAACAAATAACCCAGAGTGTGGATAACCAACCAAAGGCTTATGTCGAAAAGCCTGTGGTGGAAAAAGCAACATCGACAGAGGTGGCAACTGATAGCCAGAAAGCTGACATAGAATTACCCGATTATGGACAGCTAGTGCAGGAGAGCAAAAAGTACAGGAAGAGGGCGCAAGAATCTGAAGCAAAGCTTGCTAAGTTTGAAAAGCAAAGAGAGGCAGACAGACAAAAGCAAATGGAAGAGCAGAATGAATGGCAACAACTTGCAGAAGAAAGAGCTGTGAAACTTGCTGAGATGGAACCAATTGTGGATGCTTTTAGAAAAGATGAAGCTGAAAGAAGAGAAAAGATTCTTGCTGATTTTACAGAGAGTGACAGAGAACAATTTGGAAGTTTATCACTATCACAATTAGAAACTCTGCATTCTAAATTAATTAACACTAATAAGAGCATACCCTCAACAAGTGGAACACCAGCAAGGGCAGTTAATCCTAATAATAAAGATTGGACAAAAATGGAACAATCAGAAAGAAGGGAAAATTGGGCTGACATTGTAAAAGGATATGCTTTAAAAAATAAATAAGGAGTCTTAAATGGCTAATTATTATGGATTTACTGGTGATGTAACCCAGAAATCTGATGTAGACGTATTTGTGCCTGAGCTGTGGGCGGATGGCGTGTATCGATACTTCGAGAAGGCATTAGTTCTTAAACCTTTTTTTGATGATTATTCAAGTCTAGTTCAGGGGCGAGGTGATGTATTACACATTCCAACAGTTCAAGAGGTGGCAAGTGCAGACAAATCTGCAAACACATCAGTTGAATATACAGCTAATGTTGAGACAGACATTGATCTTGCAATTGATCAACACGTATATAGCGCAAAATTATTCGAAGATATTGCGATGGTACAATCAAATGAACAGCTTTTTGATAAATATGCCCAAAGTATGGCGTATGCTCTAGCAAAGGCTGTCGATACCAAGATTGAAGCATTATTACAAACGATTGGCACAACTCAAACATTAGCGGCTGATAATAGCATGTCAAATGCCGATGTGGAAACAGCATTAGGTACTTTAATGGCTAATGATATTCCGGCTGATGAATGTGCATTCTTTGTTAATCCACTTATCTATGCTGACTTAATGAACTCTAAAGCCTTTGTTACTAATAATTCAGGGGCAGGAGTTGGCTTTGGTAATGACAATGCAGTTATGCAAACAGGACAAGTCGGAAATCTTTTCGGCATTCCTGTAATGACAAGCTCTTTGATACCAACAACAACCAGTACAGGTATTGAAGCCGCTTATCTAGTACACAAGTCCGCAATAGCGTGTGCAGTTCAACAGGACATTCGTGTTCAGTCGGAGTATGATGTATCATATCTCGGCACTAAGGTGGTCGCTGACATTATCTATGGTGCAGTAATCACTACTTCAAATCATGTTAAAGGAATTGAGTTTTTGAATCCTTAAACCTTGAAGATACTAATTCTGGGGGTGGTTGATTCTACCCCCATTATTAAAAAGGAATATTATGATAATTTTAAAAAAGAATAACCACTATGAACACACCACAGATGGCAATAAAGCCCTAAAAATGGTGCAAGATGGCTATGAATTAATAAAGGGTAAGGGTCTTTTACCTGAAACAAAAAAAGAGTCAAAACCAAAGAAAAAGAGTTCAATGAAATCTAATAAAAAATAGATTTATTAAGGCTCGTTCATGGTTTGGTCATTAACCTTAGAGATTAGGAGAATCAATGGCAACTAAATTTCACACCTATTCAACACAAGAAGCTGTAAATATTATAGCAAGAAGGTCTGCTATAAGAATTACCCCCACAATTACAGGTGTAACATATGCAAACAATGATGTATTTTTTACTACTACTGAAATTCCAAATGCAGTAGCATATAATGGTGGGGCTTCAGAATTAAAAAACATTACAATCAATTCTAAATCTGCTAGTTTATTTGACTGCATATTATGGTTTTTTCAGACCAATCAAAGTGCAGGGACAGTAAATTCTGCATGGAATATGAGTGATAGTGACTTTGCAAGTGCTAAAAACCTTGGTTGTATATACATAGATGGTGACAACCTCCAGCAAAATCCGGGTGGGGGTAGGGTTTACACAATTATGCAAGGCTATAAGGCTTTTCCAAGTGCAACCAAAACAAGCCCACAACTTCCTTTAA